GGTTTAGGCTGATATTGGCGATCGGGACCACCAAAAACTGCAGAACTCGGTCTCCAGCGGCCCAAGAAAACGGCATGCCGGACTTAGTTTTGATTGCTGCCTTCCATTCTCCGCGATAATCTGAGTCAATGACACCGCAAGTGTTGTTCAACTCGACACCGTGTTTAGCGCCGGCACTCGAGCGGGGCAGCAACAAAGCCACATAGCCATCGGGAACTGCCGCGGCAAATCCGAGACCTACCAATTGGCTTGCACCAGCGGCTTCACCTGCCTCAGGCATAAAGATGTCGAATGCTCCTGCTTTGTCAGAAGCCTTTGTTGGCATAATGAATGCCTGATGAAGAGATTGAATGTCCATTCTGTTTACTTTCAAGGTTTAACGGGATGATCTTAGGTACCTAAAGAACGACGCAGATTATGACCGACAACGATACACAAGCAGTACAGCTAGGGCTCGAAGCCCCTGCGTTGACCAAATGGAAAAACCCACCTAAGTTGGGCACGCTCAAGCAGGATTTGCTTTTTGCAAAACCCACGCACAATCTTCAGAAGACCAAGATCGGAGAGTGGCTTGACAACCTGAACGTCACTGGTTCAGCAAAGGTCAATACACCCAAGGGAAACTCGAGCATTGTTCCGAAGCTGATTCGAAAACAAGCCGAGTGGCGATATGCCGCATTGAGTGAGCCATTCCTCAGCACCGACGACGTGTTCAACGTGCGTCCTGTGACTTGGGAGGATCGCAATGCAGCAAAGCAAAATGAACTGGTTTTGAATCACCAGTTCAATGTGCATGTGGACAAGACCAAGTTCGTCGATGAATACGTGCGAGCCGCAGTCGACGAAGGTACTGTCATTGTTCGAGTGGGTTGGGACTTCCAAGAAGAAGAAGTCGAAGTCGACGTACCAGATGTGCAGTACGTGGTCAACCCTGAATATGGCCCGATGCACGAGCATCTGGACCAGCTGGAAGAAGAGTCTCCCAGCGAATACATGACCGACGTTCCTGAAGAACTCAAGCAAGCACACGAGCTTTACAAGGAACAGGGCCAACCAATCGAGCCACAGATTGTTGGCTCCAAAAAAGAAAAGCAGATGAAGACCGTGGTGAATCGTCCCACGCTTGAAGTCTGTGACTTCCGCAACGTGATCGTTGACCCCACCTGTTTGGGCAACATCGACAAGGCTGGCTTCTTGATCTACACCTTTGAGACCTCGATGGCCGAGCTCAAGAAGGACAAGCGCTACAAGAACCTCGAATACGTGAACGTCGACAACAACACGGTGTTGGGCACTCCTGACCACACCGCATCTGACGGCGTGCGCAGTTTCAACTTCCAGGATGCACCGCGCAAGAAGATCGTGGTGCACGAGTACTGGGGCTTCTGGGACATTGACTCGGACGGCAAGACCGAGCCATTCGTGGCCGCCTGGGTAGGCGACACCATGATCCGTATGGAGGAAAACCCGTACCCCGACAAGAAGATCCCGTTCGTGATCGAGCAGTACCTGCCCGTTCGCAAGGCGATCTACGGCGAGCCAGACGGCGCGCTCTTGGAAGACAACCAGAAGGTGGTCGGTGCCGTCACGCGCGGCATGATCGACATCATGGGCAAGTCGGCCAATGGCCAGACGGGTATCCGCAAAGACATGCTCGATGCCACCAACCGCCGCAAGTTCGACAAGGGTTTGGACTACGAGTTCAACGCGAACGTCGACCCTCGCCAAGGTGTGTTCATGCACACCTACCCTGAGATCCCTCAGTCAGCCCAGTTCATGCTGAGCCTGCAGAACATGGAAGCCGAGTCGATTACGGGGGTCAAGGCCTACAGCCAAGGCGTCTCGGGCCAGTCACTCGGTGATGTAGCCGCCGGCGTGCGAGGTGCACTGGATGCAGCGTCCAAGCGTGAGCTCGGCATTCTGCGTCGCTTGTCCAATGGCATGGTCCGCATCGGCCGCAAGATCATCAGCATGAACGCTGAGTTCTTGAGCGAAGAAGAAGTCGTGCGCATCACGAACGACGAGTTTGCCGTGATCCGCCGCGACGACCTGGGTGGCAACTTCGACTTGAAGCTGTCGATTAGCACCGCCGAAGAAGACAACAACAAGGCCGAGCAGCTGGCTTTCTTGCTCCAGACCGTGGGCCCCAATGGCGACCCCGACATGGTCAAGATGATCCTGGGTGACATCGCACGGCTTCGCAAGATGCCTGACTTTGCACACCGCGTGGAGACCTTCCAAGCGCAACCAGACCCCTTGGTTCAGGAAGAAAAGCAACTCAAGATCGAATTGCTCAAAGCGCAGATTGCCAAGGAAAACGCCATGGCTGCGCAGCACCAGGCAACCGCTCAGTTGAACGCTGCCAAGAGTGGTACCGAGCAAGCCGTGGCTGCAAACGTGCAGTCCGACACTGACCTAAAGAACCTAGACTTTGTGGAGACCGAGTCAGGCGTCAAGCAGGAACGTGCCAAGGAATTGCACGGTGAGCAAGCCCGCGCGCAGATGGCAACCAAGACCATGGAACATGACTTTGCTCGTGAAGAACGAAGCCACGATCTTTTAAAAGAATACGTTTTGAATAGGGCTACCGCAAAAAAGTAATATGATCGGGGAGTGGATAGATCCCTATCCATTCCTCTATTAACTTTTTTGAAAGCACTGGTAGACAATGAGTAACCAAATCAAAGTCATCGAAGAGAGCATCAAGTCAGCAAAGAAGCTGGTTGAGCTGGCCGACGCACTCGAGCGTCTGAAGTCCAACAAGGACTTCAAAACCATTGTGATGGAGGGCTACTTCGAAAAAGAAGCTATCCGTTTGGTTCAAGCCAAGTCCAATCCGTCGCTTCAATCTCCTGAGATGCAGAAGTCAATCATCACTCAGATTGACTCAATCGGCAATCTGAACCTGTTCTTCACGACCCTCGTCCAACAAGCTGCCATGGCTCGCAAGAGTATTGAGCAGGACGAAGCGGCCATTGAAGAAATCGCAGCTGAGGAGGTCTAAGCATGTCTGAAGCCACCCCTGAAGATAAAGTTCAAGAGCCCGACTACCTCAACATGTCGGACGAAGAGATCCGAAACATGACTGCACCAGTGGCAAGCACCACTGAAGCCATTGAGGAAGACGACGACGACAAGGTGACTGATGACCAAGACGGTACTCAGGACGACCAGGACGAATCCAACAAGGACTCAGCTGATGCTGAGGACAAAGACGACCAAGCCAAAGGCGATGACGACGAGGCGGCTGCCAAGCCGGCCGAGGAGGAATCGGCTGAAGGCGCGGTTGATACCAAACCCGTAGAAGGTCAGGACGGTAAAACACCTGATGCAAAAGATTCTGCAGCGGCTGATGAGAAAAAGCCTGCAGATGAATCTACAATTAACTTTGAGACAGAGTACAAGCGTCTTCTGGCTCCCTTCAAGGCCAATGGCCGTGACATCCAAGTCGGCAACGTTGACGAGGCAATCACGCTCATGCAGATGGGTGCCAACTACAACAAGAAGATGGCGGCTCTGAAACCCAATCTGAAACTCATGAAGTTGCTTGAAAAAGCAGAACTTCTGAGCGAAGACAAAATTAGCTTTTTGATTGACCTGAATCGTAAAGACCCAGCCGCAATCAACAAGCTAGTTAAGGACAGCGGCATTGATCCTATGGATCTTGACGCTGATAAGGCAAGCGCATACAAGCAGTCTACTTACACTGTTGACGACCGTGAGATTGAGCTGGATACGGTCCTTGATGAAATTCAAGGAACTCCTTCGTACACCCGGACACTCGATATTGTTAGCACTAAGTGGGACGCTGCAAGCAAAAATGTGATCGCTGGAAATCCCCAGCTGTTGCGAGTTATCAATGACCATATTTCAACTGGCATTTATGACCGCATCCAGAAGGAGATTGACAACGAGCGCATGTTTGGTCGCTTGAATGGCGTGTCAGATATCGAAGCCTACCGGCAAGTTGGTGATGCACTACATGCTCGGGGTGAGTTCAACGCTTTGGCCAAGGGTAGCTCCCAGCCTAAGCCACCAGCTCCCGCTGAGAAAGTTGTTGTGCAACCGAAACCGAAGCAGGTTGATGGTGACAAGCTGAAAGACAAAAAGCGAGCTGCAAGCTCCACTAACGCTGTGGTTCCTAACTCTGGTACTCAGGACTTCAACCCCCTGTCGATGTCAGACGAAGAATTCAGCAAGCAAGTCAACAAACAATTTCTGTAACGAAGGAAACTCATCATGGGTATGCAATTCAACAATCCTCCTTCGACGCCTTCGAGCGTCGGCTCTCAAATCCAAAACTTCTTCTACGCGAAGAAGGCCCTGGTCGAACTGCCAAAACTGCAGTTCTTCAGCCAGTTGGCTGACACGACTTCTATGCCAAAGAACTACGGCAAGAAGATCAAGCGCTACCACTACATGCCTATGCTCGATGATCGCAACATCAACGACCAAGGTATTGACGCTGCCGGCGTAGCTATCACCAACACCCAGTACTACGTCACTCTGCCTCGCGCAGTGTTGGCCGTGGCAAACGCTTCCAAAGCTGCTGCCGCTACTGCAATCGGTGACAACCTCGACGGCGTGACTGCTGTGGCTGGTTCTGACGGTTCTGC